AGAAGTTGTACTATCTTTTAAAAATTTTGCACCAAAATCAGAAGATGCACTAGCAGACGAATTAAAAAACACATTCTCTGAACTATCTATAGTTATAGCAACAGCATCAGCATTATCGTCTATGCCTCTACTTGTAAATGCTCCTGCAACTGTTACACCTTGCGAACTATCTACTGTTATCGCAGTTGTATTTGCAGTTTTTAAAATTATTTGGTCATTCGTTGATAGGTCTATTCCACTATCATCTCCTGCAAGATTTTGAATATTATTGACTTTTATTGTTGAACTCATGCTATCACCAAATTTCCACTTAGGGTTAAAGTTACACCAGATGCTATTGAAAGACTAACAAAACAACCACAATTATCGCCAGATGCTATAGTTGTATTTGTATTTAGTTCTTGCTCGTGGGTTCTAAAAATATCTTTTTTACCATTTGTAGTATCGCCTTGTGTTCCGTTATCGCCTTGAAAGAACCCTGCTCCACCACCTGCTGAAACTTCGGCTGTGTCGGCAGTCTGGTCAAATGTAAATAAACTTATCCAAGCATCATTATCAGCATTTCTAATTTTTAAAATATTATTGCCACTATCATACCATAATTGATAAGCATATTTTGTACTCGGTTCAGAACCTCCACTACTTTGTGAAACGATTGCTGACCAAGCATTATTTAAATCTGACCTAAAGTTAGGAAAGGTTTGGTTGTCTATTACAAAATCGTGTTGAGCCATTTTTACCTCTTTATGTTACTAATTCGCCATATCCTTTAGCCACATAATCAAAAGTTCTACTAATTGCACTATTACTACTATTATAGAAAGTAATTGTAAAACCACTAGCACTTTTTGATGTTATAGCATAATAATCTCCACTAGCCAAGTTCTGTGCAGAAATTCCTACACCTTGCAAGTCTTTAAATGTTGGACTAAATGTGATTGCCTTAGAGCCAGTGCCACTTACAACGTCATTATCAGCTATAACTCTATCTGGCATATCTACTGTTACTGACAATGCACTTACACTTGGGGTTGCTTCTGAATCTGTAGTTGTTAATTTTGCTCTAAATTTTAAACCTCTTGCTTTATAATCACCAACAAAAAACTTTCTAAAAGCTGTATAGGTTGGACTTCCAGATGCAGGGTCATCTTCAGTTGTGGCTATTTGCAGTTCAACATTTGTATCTCCAAATTCATTTGCATCACCATCAAATAAACCCTCTCTATCGTCAAAATTTCCAGTAGCATCATCAAATTGAACACCATAATCTATTCTATTAATTGTAATATTTGCTGTAACTCTGCTTGTAAAAATACCACCAACATCAATATATGTGTTAAAATCATAAGTTCCAGTTGATGCCACAGTACCACCACCACCATCAAATAAACCACCAGTTGTATCAAAATTCCCTGCACCACTATCAAATAAAATACTTGTCCCAAGTCTTAGTTCATTACCGACAACCACAGTATTTGTTTTTGTTCCAGAAAATGTTGGGTGTTGTGTTGAAGTAGCGACTGCATTTAAATCTTTTATATTTTGAATAATGGCAACAGATGATGTTGAGTCCAACGATTCATTACCTAATTTATCCACAGCCTTTATAAAATATGTTCCAGTCATAGCAGGAACAACTGCTGTATTTGCAGGTCTTGATACTTTAGCTATTAAATCAACTGAATTAGCATAGGTAGCACTTGCAGAAGTATCTCTTGAATGTCTTATTCTATAATGTGATAAATCTAAATCTGGTACTGGTGTCCAACTTAAATGTGCTTCGGTGCTTATTATATTTATTGAAAAATCTGTAATATTAGCAGGTGGTGCTGTTTTACCTACAATCTGGTGGGTTGTGGCTATAAATACAGAACGACTAACAGATGTAACTGTTCTTGCTCTAACATCATAAATAGCATCATCTTCAACATTAATTAATTCAAATCTTCGACCACTAGCTTTACCCATATTAATGTAATTTGTATCTGTGGTCTTTTTGGCTTGAACTTCAAAATCAACTGTAAATAAATCAGAACTAGCAACCTCAACAACTAAAACACTTATAGCTTCTTCATTTAAAACTCTTAATTCATCTGACACTTCAACACTTGGTGTTTGTACTAAAAATGGATTTGGCAATGTTGTATCTGGTATTTCTGGAACAGCTATTTGCAAACCAAAAGCATAAAAACTGTCTTGATGTTCTGAACATTGTAAATTTACTGTATGGTCTGCATTTAATGCTATTCCTTGAACTCTAAAAGGTTTTGCAGAAAAACTTGGTGTTGCATGAGTTATATTTACTATATCACCAATAGACAAATCTAAGGCAGTTGCATCAACTTTTAAATTAACATCTAAACTTGACCTTGAACGTCTTAAAATAATTTCTGCCATCTCTTGGGCTTGGTATGGGCTTGTAAACATAGAAAAATCAAACCTACCCTCTAATAACAAACCACCATCTGCTGTTTTCATAGTGCTATGTTGGTCGGCAACAGCTAAACCAGTTTCATCTACTGGTGGAAATTGTGCTGTATCTGATTGATAGTTTTTATCTGGGTTTATAAAATTAACAATAACTCTATTATATCTGGAATTTTTACTTTTACTTGAAACAGATATACCACCAATAATATTATCTTCTGTTAGTGTAATTGATGCTGAACCAGTAGTTTCAACTAATATATTATATTTACCTGCTGAAAAATTTAGGTATGACCTTGAACCTCTTACAAAGTCTTTAACTATATCAATAGCTTTTTTAGAAGTATCGACAACAACATGACTATTCATTAAATCTATAGCACCTGCACCACTAAAAGGGGTTATCTGAGTATCACATACATCACTTGCTGTTTGCCAATCTGCAAAATTAGAATCAAAATAACTATTGTCTATTCCCATACCAAATCTGTCATTTCTTAGATAATCTAATAATTGAAGAATAGGATTGTCTGAATATGCCCAAGTTGAACTATCATCTTTTCTTTGGCTACCACTTCCACCAGTAACTGTACTATCTAAATTAGGGTTATATACTTTTTTGCCCTTAACAACTGCTTGAACTGTCGGTAAACTGCCAAATTTATCAGCGTTCCATTCAAATTTTAATGCTATATAAGCTAACCCACTTAATTTATGGTTTGTTGTCCAAGAACCTAATTCATCTAATAAATTTGATGCTGTTTGTGTATCAGAGCCTAAATGTGCTTGTACTGTTATTAAACTTCCACCATCATAAAAATTAACATCTGAACTTGCCACAGTTCTTTGTGTCCCATTAGTTAAAGCACCAGATAAAGTTACTTGTTGGTCATTAATAAATAATGTTGGAATACTATCTATTTCGCCCTCACTTAATAATAAAGCCATATATAAATATTGATTATCAGCACCAGATGTTTCTAAAAATACTACATTACCACCAACTTTTCTTGTTCCATAAGCAATAGGAATATGCCCATTGGCTGAAAATTTATTTACTAATGTGCCTTTTGATTGTTGTTCAGCAAACTGTTCACTAAAATCTGGTATATCTGGCATAGGAACTAGCCAACCTATTACATCACCTACAAGGTCAACTGTGTAATCTACAGCATCTTCTACAAAATCAACAATTTCTTGAAATGGATTACACATTTAATTTAATCTCCAATTAGAGCCTAAATTTTTAAAACCTAATTTTTTAAAAACTGGGTCAACATTTAATCCAGATGTTATTGATAAATACATAGGTAAAGTTTTTCCTACTTTCTTTATTGAATCAACTAATGCTGTAACTAATTTAAAATTCCTATAACTTTTCTTAACATATATTGTGTGGATATGAATACACTCGCTTTTACTAAACCAATATTCTGTTTTGTTAAAAATGGCACAACCTATAACTTCATCTAAATCTAAATCTTTTAATAAAATAATTGTTCCTTTTTGCAAAATCATATTTATAAAATTATTAAGTTTTTTATCATCTACGTCTGGATAATTTAAATCTTGTAAATCTTCATTTTTAAAGTTGACTAAAAGTTCACAAACAATCTCAACATCTTTTTTTTCTGCTTGATATAAATGCACACTCATTGTCTACCCCATTTAATATCTCTAACAGTAAGTGCTGAAAACTCCATACCTTTATCACCAGTAAAAAATCTTTTTTGTGAATTATCGGTGGTTGTTCTTCCACTTGTTTTGCTAAAGTTTCCCCAGTGTGAAGTTACAGTTATAATTAAACTTGCTCTAGTTGTATTATCAGAAATTTTATAATCGTTAATTGTTCCATAAAACAATAAAAATGGGTCGGCAATCAAAGACAAATTGCTATCTAAATAACCTCTATAAACATGAACATCATTGTTAATAATATTTTCGTTTAAGACTATTGCTACATATGTGAGGTCTACAGCAGATAAACTTAATGCTAATGTGTTCTTAGTTGGGTTATTAGTTTCATTTACACTAGTTATTGATTTTAAATGCCCATTAGATGTATAGGTTCTTGATACGCCACTAATACTTGATGTTATATCAAAACTAGCATTTGTTAAATATATTGGTGTTGCAAACCCTAATTCTATCAACAAAACTGGGTCGATATTACCAGTTTCTAATTCTGTTTTAACTGCACTTGTTAAACCTCTGGGCATTATAAACTCTCGATAACATCAAATTCATAAACAAATAATAAATTACCATCTTTATCAACCTGCCCACTATTAAACTCTTGAGCATCATTGACCAGATGTACGTTAAAAGGTACTGAATCATAGGTAACAGAACTATCATCAGCCAGAGCAGTCCTTAAAGGGGGTTCAATCGTTACTGTAGCTGAATTACCAGATGATGTTACGTCATCTATAATCATATAAACTTTATCGTGAGCAAATTTTATTAAATCACCTGCTTTTAATCTACCTGCACCATCACCTGCAAAACCATCTATTGCTATCGTTGTGTCAGTTGCAGAATGTACCCCATTAACCAACAAAGTATTTGTTTCGTTACCTTGTGCATTTAAATAACTTGGAAATACAACTGTAAAATTTTCTTTTCTGGCTCTTTGTTTCATTATAAATGCCATGATAGGTGCGAATTCTGACCTAGTCATTGGTGGATAGGAAATAGTAAAACTAAATCTTTGACCTTGTATTTGTCTACGAAATGTTTTTCCACTATCTGTTTCAGATAATAAAGTTTTTTGATTACTCTTAAAGTTAATCGCATTAAATCTGGTATTTGGTAAAGTTCCACTCATATAATCGCCATATTACCTTTTTCATTTACAGCACTATTAATCATATTAACTATAGTACCTCTTGAATTTACTAATAATTCGTTAAATCCTCTAGCATCTACTGTGCTTATGTTAAAGTTTACTGTTACTGGTTGACCCATGCCACCTAATTTATTATTCGGCACTACGTTTGATGGTTTATCTGGAATAATTAATTCTGCACCTGCTTCACCAACCATATATGGCTGACCTTGATTCATTCGACCACCCAAACGTCTACCTTGATATTTTTGTTGGGCAATAGTAGCGATTTGAACAGCACCTAATGCACCTATTAAGATAGCCATAGGAATATTAGCTGATGCTAATGCTTTAGTTACACCAGTAGCAGTATTCATAAAAGCATCTGCCATATTTAATGCTTTATTTATTTGAAATGCCTTTTTATTATTTTGCGACATGGAATTTAAAATCTGTTTGCCACCAGTAATAATCATATCTTTTTTCTGTTGTTCAGTTAATCCAGTCATTTTTAAATCTTGAAATTGACCAGACCTCATAATAGCCGATTGTTCATTCATAAATGTTTGTCTTAGATTTTTTTGATCTAATGCAGTTTTGTGTGCTATTTCTAAGGTTTTGTCTGCTGTTGATTGTGCTATTGCAACTTCCATATCAGCAATGGCTTGAAGTGCATCTATATCACCAGTCATCTTCATACCTTTAGCATCACCAAATTCTGTTTCTGAACCAGTAGCTAATTCTGAACCAACTGCACTTCTTGTACTCATCAAACCACTTGCATCTATTGAATCTTTTAATTTTTTAGTTGATTCTGTTGTTTGATCTAACCTTTTAAGAAAATTAATAACTGCGAGTTCATTTTTACCAATTTTCTCGGCAGTTAAATCAAATACATTATTAAGTTCTTTAAATTCGGTACTACCTATTTCCCCTGCTTCACCAAACTTTTCTGCAACTTCTGTCATAGGTGTTTTAAGTTTTTCAGCAGTAAGTTTTAAATCTTTAACTGCTTGATCTGCTTTTTCAATTTGTTCTATAGACCTGCCAAAAGTAATTTTATTCATTTGCTCTTGTAGCAATGCCATAGCTTGAATTGTATGCCCAATAACACTTCTTATTTCATCTAAAATACCACCAATAAGAAAAACTAATGCCTTACCCTTACCACCTAACATCAAGAAACCTATTACACCTATAGTATCTAGTGGTGCAGGTAATCCTTTAACATAGGCAACTAAGTTTTCCATTGATCTACCGAGAAAAGAAAACAATGGCTGAAAGGTATCGAATACTTTAGCACCAGTTAAAAGAAAACTTCTGAAAGCTGAAACTAAACCTTTACCCATTCTTTCTGCTAACTTTTCAATACTTCCGAAATTTTTAGCAAGTTCTTGTTCTAAAATCATTGCTCCAGATTTAACAAAATCAAAAGGTGCTGAATCCATCAAGGTCATTTTAAACCCAAGAAACTTATCACCTATCATTGACATAACACCATCAAATGTTTTAGCCATTTCATCACTAGCACCAACTACTGATAATGTTCCATCTTTGAAAGCTGTTAATATATGTTTCCTTGATTCTTCTGCACTAATCTTAACCCCTGCTTCAAAACCTAATAATGCCTTAACACCTCTTTCTCTAAATAAATCTGCTGAATTAATACCACTAGAAAATGTTCTTTGAATTTGTTCTGCTGTAGTTGCAAAATCTAACCCAGATGCACTAGCAATATCGCCAGTAATTTTTAATAAATTGTTGAGTTCGTCTGCATTTTTAGAAACAACTGCAAGGTTTGCTGAACCTCTTTGAATTTCCTGCAAACTAAATGGAACTTGACCTGCGAATTTAACTAGACCCTTAAAGGCTTTTTCACCCTCTCTAGCATCACTAAATAAAAATTTAAACCTAACCCTTAGATTTTCTACTTCTCTACCAGTATCTAGGAAACTTTTAGCAACTAAACCTGCACCTAAACCTATAAAAGCATTTCTAAGGTTAAAGACTGCACCTTTTAGCTTATCAACAGCACCAGTTGCTGACCTCATAGCTTGTCTGGTCTTGTCTTTGGCTATAATGTCTATATTTACTTGTTTTGTTGCCACTATCTTTGAGCCTTTGCTAGTCGTTCTTGTCTTTCTCGTTCATCACTTTGAATTTGAAAGTATGCTAACCACATATTAAACTCATCTACTGACATTTGCAAGATTTCGGAAACAGTCTTGTGTAGCTTTTCTGCTAACCCAAAAATATTATGTAATTCTACATCATTTCTAAGTTTTTTTTATTATCTTCAATATCTGTGTTTCCAGTTCCCATAATCTTTGTGGCAACATCTGCAATAACATTAGTATCAGCTTTAGTTTTAAAAGCTAGAACATGACTTCCATTAAACATTTTATTACCATCTTTTGTTAATGCCTTTTCAATAATAACATCAATCAAAACAATTAAATCTGTGCCACTAGCACCTTTAAAAATCTTTTGTTTTTCAAGCATATTGAAAGGTTTACAAAATATAGCTTTATCGCCTACTAAATCCCATTCTGGTACTTCAATTATTTGAGTGTCAAGGGTACTGAAATGGTCTCTAATACCATCAAAATAATCAATTTTTTGTTCTGTCATTTACACAGTACCGATAGTAAGACCACCATTGCCTTGTACTGATACAGTTCTAGTTGTAACACCATCTAATGTAACACCTACTGACATTCCAGTTACAATACCAGTTCCAGAGAACTTTCTATCTCCAGAAGCATTACCCTCTGGTAAAAATGCAAATGTAAGTTCTGCACCTTGTACAAGATTAGTTTGTGCTGTATCTGTTTCATCAAAGTTCATATCGATACTTGCTGTATAAGTACCTCTACCAACTATATAGGATTTCATTGAATTTCCTAAAGGTGTATCTTCTACAACGTCTTGTGTAGTATCTACAGTAAAACCAGTTGCATTACCTAGTGTATCACTACCTATAGTTACAACTCCCTCTTTTCCATGATGTGTAGCCATTTATAACTCCTTATCGTTAGCTTCATTAGTTTCTTTTATTTTTTCAGTTTTTTTAACAACTGCTTTTTCATTTCCTATAGTAAACCCATTTTTCTTAAAATGCTCTACATGGTCTTCTGAACATTTTATAATAGTTTCGCCTTTTTTCATAGTAACATTTTTAGCCATTATGCACTCCCTCTAGTAAATTCATAAATAACCCTTGCTGTTATTCTTACCCCACCATAAGGATAAATTGTACCCTCATCTGATGATGCTTCTATTATTTGGGTGTCTATCGCATTACCATTTCTAGTTATATCATTATCTAAAGTTTCTTCAACAACTTCTATAATTTGATTTCTAACAGTATCTATATTTGTTGTTGTGCCTTTACCAAAAGCAACTATTAAAAAATCTATTGTACCTCTATATGTACCTGCTCCAGTATCGCCTATACTTAATACTTCCCTTGTTTCATCACCACTTTGAATAAACATTGCAGGAAACTGGGCATCACTTAATTCTTCAACTTCAAAAGGTTCTCTAGTAATCTTTTTAAACTCAATAGGACTTGTTACAGCATCAAGTTTTGTGATTATATCACTAGCTATGTTTTCTCTTTTGCTCATAATTTCATTTCTTTTAAATAAAAATTTTGAAATTCTTTAATTATTTTATCTTCTTCTTTGTTACCTATAGCAAAAAAAGGTCTTTTTGTATTTCTTTTGCCTACTCCAAAACTATCGTGATAACTTGCAATCTTTTCTCTTTCCTTATTAGCAAAGAATAATGTGCTTTTTAAACCACCAGTTTTAAAGTCTAAACTTCTAAACATTTTACCAGTATCTGTTAAATCTACAAAACCAGTTTGTCTACCTCGCTTTTTTCGGCTTCTCACAGTAGATGGAGCATATGACCTCATATTACCCCCATCTGGTAGCTTTCCTGCTTGTGTTCGCTTTGTAATCATCAATATAGCCATGTTTGAAACTCTATTAAGTGATTTAGTTATTACTGCCTTTTGTTTTCTACTAATTTTCTTTAATAGATTAGTTATTTCTATAGAATTTACGTTAACTTTTACATCAACTGTCATTATCTAACTAACCTTAACTGATGTAATGATTCTTTTTCACTATCGCTTACTGAACTATCACCATCTTCATCATATTCAACACCATCTCTTAGGATAGCTTGGAATTCTTCTTCATATCTATCTCTATAGAAATCTATTTGAACTTGGAATGTGTCTTTACCCTCGCCAGTATCTGGGTCTTTCCATTTAGTTAATATTGGATAAGCATATTTCCATAAAGCTAGATAAACAACTGATTGT